AGTATAAACCATTCAAGGAAGATTCTGATTCTCAACGTCAACAAAACCTCAAAGAAACCTACTGATTATGTACCGCACTCTTTCTGAACTTCGTGACTCTATCAACCAAATGATTGAGAGTCAAGGTGAAGACGCTGCTTGTGCTGCGTTTGTATTCACTCAACACGATGTGTTTGAGTATGATGTAGACGACAATCAGGACAAGTATTTTCCCACTCTCTTCACTCAAGATGTGCTCGCTGATGTAGGTGGTTCTTCCTACATTTACGAACAGGTTGGTGAGATGATTGATGACGCAATTCGTCTCCGTAAGAAACTCCCACTCTACAAATGACACCAACAAGAGAACAACTCATCGAAGCACTTTGCAAGGAGTATGAATATCTTTGTCACGATGATTTCGACCCTGATGAAGATTTAACTCCTGAACAATACCTGGAGATGGTTGAAACTCTATCGTATGATGAGTTAATATCAGAAACTGGTACAGACGAAGAGTTCACTCTCGAAGACTATCTTTTAACTTATGGTTAATCAAATGACTGAGCACACAGGTTACACTTTCAATCGCGTTAATTTCACTGCCAATGAGGAAAGTTGCATCCTAAAGTTTCTCAATCAAGCACGAGAATGTGGGTATCCTAGTGCAAACGAAGAATGGTATCCTGTGATTGATTCTATCTTTCAAAAGTTTTTCGATTCTAACATCAAAGAAGCACAACCTTTCCAAACACTATGAAATGGGAAGTTAAAATGTATCAAGGTGGAAAGGTCTTTATTGAAGAGGTTTATGCTCCCGACCCCAAATCTGCAAGAGAAACTGCACTTGCACGCAATCCTAAAGCAAAAGTTGTTGGTGTGAATGTGAGTTTCAAATGATTAGTGGGCCCTCTAAAGTGTCCTAGTAGTATGAACACTAACTACAACTCCAATCCTTACAAGCAACAGGTTCTCGATAAGGGTCGTGACCTGCCTAAAGCTTCTGCTCCGAAGCGTACCTTTCCTCTCACGATTGGTGCTCGAACCTATCACACTGAGGAACAATATCAGGAAGCACTTGCTGACTTTCTGAATGGGTATTGATTAGTGGGCCCTGTAAAGTGTCCTAGTAGTATGAGACAAACCGCAATGACATTCACAGTTCGCTTCACATCCAACGCACTCAATTCTCCTGAGTATATTGGACCTTTCTACTCTGAAGATGATGCACAAGATTATTGCGATGCCCGCAATGATTCGTTATCACTTTCTGGGATTCCTTCCTGGATTGCCTGCTACTCTGTTGTTGACTGATTATGATTGTTTACGGAGTTTATGCCCGTCTTGATGAATACGAACCAGATGAACTTTATGGTTTGTATCATAACGAAGAAGACGCTAATCGTCGTGCAGAAGAGATGAAACAAGAATACAACGAAGAGTATAAAGACTCTCAGTATTGCGACGTTCAAGTTCACCAACTCAAAGTTCAGTAAATGAATCAAACAATCGTCAAGCCTTCTCTGACTAAAGTAAATAATCGTTGGGTGAAGGTTTATACTGAAAAGCAAAAGAAGCAAAAGTCCTGGAGTGAAATTACCAGGCAAATTGATGAACTTTTCGATAAATCAATCGAAGACTACACTATTCTTCACAAACCCTTCAATGAGTATTATTGGGCCCTGCAAAGTGTTCTAGTAGTATGAGTACAACCAACAACGACAAAATGTTTATTCTCAACGATACCGCAAAAAAAGATCCTGCCGTTCAGATTGCAATGGCAAATTATATGAAACAGTTACAGGCAGAGAATGAGTATCGCAACAAAGTTCGCGCTGGTTTGATTACTCATACTCCTGAAACTTCCTGGAATATCTCTGACCGTCACTAAAATCTATCTGAAACCATGAAACTGTTTGTCATCAACAACGTTCTCTCTGATTATACCTCTGGAATGGTAGTTATTGCTGCTGAGTCTAAAGAACAATGCCGCGAATTGTTTATCAAAGAGTTCAGCGAATACTATGCAAATGAGTTCGATCAGTATGCAACTTTCAATGTTATCGAATCGGTAGGACTTGACGAGTCAGGTATAGTTGATTATGTCTACGGTGGAGGTTAGTTTGAATGGCAACCAAAAGACTAACTTTCAAGTCGCCTTGTAAAGTGAAAACAATTCTGTTAATCTTTGCTGTTGCCTTTATACTCTCACCTGGAGTTCGCAACACAACCAGCACCACATTGCACACTGTAGCAGACATTATTTCTCCCAATGATTGAAACCGATTTCTACATTCTTTCTGGCGAACAGTATCAACAGTTTTATACTGAAGCATCACAACTTGGTCTGAGTATTGATTACTACCTGATGGAGTTTTGTGATGTTACTGGACCGATGATTGAAGTTGGTAATGATTAGTGGGCCCTGTAAAGTGTCCTAGTAGTATGAACATCAACGACCTCTACGACAGCATCAAACTCTCTGAGAATCTTGCTGAAGAAAACTATCAACAACGGAATGGAGTTGTTGATTATCGCCTTGACGGCATTTGCAACCACTATTTCCCTCTTTATGTTGAGGGTAATCCTTCATACAAAAATGGCGAAATCTGTCTGACGACTAAACTCTCCAAGACTGTAAAAGGACAGTTCCGTTATACTTACCAAATCAACGGTAAGCGTATCGCAAAGAAACTGATTGTTTCCGAGTTTCTGATGCTCGGCGGTTTCAACTAACAAATACTGGGCCCTGTAAAGTGTCCTAGTAGTATGAGCACTTCCCAAATGTCTAAAGTCTATGCTGTGATCGGTGGAATTGATTATGAAGGTGAAGACTTCACATCTCTCCGCTTGTTTGATTGCTTCTCTGCTGCTGTTGCTTATCAAAAACACCTGGAAGAAGTTGAGGGTTTCGATTATGCTATCCTGGATACCCGTGAGGTTGAAATGGAATCTGCAATCGCTGTCAATACTTCTAACCTGAATACGAAAGACGGTATCACAACTCCTTGGTGAGTAACAAATACTGGGCCACCCAAAGTGTCCTAGTAGTATAACCATCACACTTCCTACCATGAGAAAGATCGAACTCCAAATGAATAAAGCAATCTGTGATTGCAAAGACTGGAAATCTGAGAACACGGAGGTAACTTATTCGCCCGAACGTGATGCTTCATATGTTATGCTGCACGGCAATCATATCGCAACGATTGGTGATACCTTCCTTGAACTTTACACCTGTGGGTATAAGACTAATACCACCAAATCACGTCTCAATTCTATTCTGAAAGTTCACGGAAATGATGCCCGTATCTTTCAACGTGACTTTGAATGGTTTGTGATTGATAACGGCAACACAATTCCTTTCACTGAAGGTATGGTACTTAACTGAAACTGGGCCCCCGAAACTGTATCAGTAGTATAAGGATCAAACGAACAACAAATGACAAACCAAGAACTTTCAAAACAGATCTATCGCAACCTGTTCACTGAAGATCAGTGGAATCTAATCTACAACTGCATCGGAAATGCACTCGATGATGATGTGTTTGATGCGGACGATGTGTATGCTATTCGCAATAAGATTCACCTTCTGTTTGACTGAAACATGAGAACCCAACTTCAAGAAGATTGCCTGACCATTGCACAACAAATCGCTAATGAAATCAATGGTGATTTGTTCTATGTACCTGATGAAGATGTAGACAATTTGTTATCTCAACTCACTGAAGATAACATACAACGAAATTGCATCAGAACTTGCTGAACTTGCTTACCAATTCAACTGATTCCTAAAATGTTCACAATCCGTTATTTTACGCCTTATCAACAAGAATGGAGGACACAATCATTCTCTACATTAGAGGAAGCAAAACGTATGGTTGAGTTCTACAAATCATGTGGTAGTCCTGCTGAATTGATCAACAACTAATTTCATCATGTTACTCTCCAAAGCATCATTCAACGACAACAAAGTTCTCCCTTTCATTGTAAAGAAAGAAGATGAATATACTGAGGAAGGTAATTACTCACTGCACCTATTCTCCAGAACTGTTATCACCAAGGAAGGAAAGAAATATCGTTACCTGCCTCTCAGATTTGAAGGTGAGTTAGCACGATTCCGCAAACGTAGTGAGGCAGAGGATTATGCTCGGTACAGATTAGCACTTGATTAGTATAAGATAGAGACCTCACATCAGAGGTCTTTTTTTATGCTTATTTGGTAGATTATTGTATAAACTATTTTTCTCTCTTGGTGTGTTTGCATTATATCCCTCTTTGTGAGAGTTGAGTTCATTTATCCAATAGATTTCTCTCTCTAGTACATCTCTCTCACTACACTCTTCGATTATATCAAACCTGAAACATTCTACACCCTCATTTAACATTGCTTGATGAATTAGCATCTTACTTTGTTTGCTTCTGTTCAGTGCCCATCTATGCTCATTCCACCTTCTTTCTGGAGTAAAGATAGTCTTTCCCACATATACTTTTCCACTTTCGATGTTAGTGATTTTATAGATGTATGCCATTAAATTATTGCTAAAATGTAGTAAAAAGTGTATAAAATGATTGAAAAAGCCTTTTTTAAATCAAGCTAAGTGTTTTTATTTGCTGATAATGATTGGTAATAAGAGGTGATAATGATACGATATGTTATCAAGAATAGTGCTGATAATTATCAATAAATGTGCTGAGGTATGTGTGTTGATACCTTATAAATGTGCTGAGGTATGTGTGTTGATACCTTATAAATGTGTCCAGGTCTTGTGATCTTACCGAACATAACATAAGGACTGCACTTTCGTCAACCCCGGGGTCACAAAATCCTCACAATCCCCGCACAAAAATCCACCACCCGCCCATAAATACCCCCAGACCATTGACAATTTGCCCCCAGCATCTTATAGTAGCCACAGTAACACTCAAGGAGCACACTCATGTCGGTTGCATATCGTCAAGCCCAGAAGCAGCGTTATAGGGTCACTCTGGAACTTGAGGTCTTTGAGGACTTCGACCCGCACCAATTAGACTGGGAAAAGGTATTCAAATTGGAACCAGCTGAGAAGGTTTCGGCATACGTGGAAGACCTCAGCCGTCCTGATAAGTGGTGATTTTATGAGGTTTTATTTTGTCCCAAAACTCTATACATAATGGGGGTATTTTGGGACAAAACTATGAGACCTAAAAACTACACATTTCTGGGTAAAACTGACAGAATTCGCGTACCATTTGTGCGCCAGTTCAGTATAATCCTGCAACACCTAAATCGCATCGCAGAGTTAGGTCATGATCCTGCAGATTTCCTAGAAGAGTTCATCGAACGTTTGGAGACTATTGAATAGTGGGCCCCGTAAAGTGTCCTAATAGTATGAGGGGCACAAGTTCACCGCCCCACTAACACTCAAGACTTACCAAATGACTACCACTTACCAACGCAACATCCTCTCTACTGAGTATAACGGTTGGGAGAATTATGAGACCTGGAATGTTGCTCTCTGGATCAACAATGATGAGGGTTTGTATAACCT